AAGGATATTAAGTAGTTATGATACATAGTAACATAATGGACATGGTACATAATAACTATTATCAGTATCATTGGCTATACTCTGCCGTCACCACCCCCTCCCCCCTCTCATTGAAATTGACTCCTAACCTCCTCCACAACATAGGGGGTAGGCTATTACATCTTAGTATAGTTATAGTGTCGTTTTTGTCACCTAAAGGTGGTTCTTTAAGAAAAATGGCTCCTAAAGTGGGTATACTTCGGGGTGCTCGTAAGTCACCGGTGACAGATATGTCACTACTTGGAGTGTAACATGTCGAATATATTAAACATTAAAACACGGATTAGACGAAAGAAAGTATCAAATAAGAAGGGTACATTCCAAGTTCGTGATCTCAGAGAACAAGACTGGTTCATCGTTGACAACGAGTTTATAAAAGGTAAGTGGTTACGTCTTTTAAAGGGGTGTCCATCTGCTGTTTATTTTGCTTTATGTAGGCATGCCGATAAGGGGCAGGTGGCATTTCCATCAGTACCGTATTTGATGGACGAGACAGGGTATGGGAAACGTCATGTAACCCGTGCATTAAAAGTGCTTGAATTTCACCGGTTCATTTCTATCAACCGTGCATTAGGAACTCACAATATCTATTCTTTGCTTAATAAGAAACATTGGAGAAAGGCTATTGTCGTTAAACAGTATCTTCTCACCGATAAAAAAATGACCCCTACAGACCAGGCAGTACAGATGATGAAGGATGAACCTGATTGTGAGGCTTATCTAGATGGGGTATTGCCTTAATGTTCAACTCCGCTCCACAAAGGAGTAACTTGGAAACCACGATGATGACGAAGATGATCCCTCTGACAAGCATAGACCTCAAGGTTCTTCTTGCGGTTGTCCTGACAGTCTTTATTTATGTGGTGGACTATATGTCCTTCTTCTGGTCGGTAGTCAAAGTATTGTCGAATAATTTCTCTTGCCATGCGGGAATGGTAGTTCGATGGGTTGTATGCTTCTCCAAGGGAGTGAAGATGCTCACGGTAGCAAGCGTCAGAACAGTAAGAGTTCTTGGTCTTTCTTGCCATGCCCCTTCTTCTAAAAACAGTAATACCGCACACCGGACAGGTTCTTTCTATGCGTTGTTTCTTGGAAGTATCTACACCAGCCTTTTTGAGTATCTTAAATATTGCCTGTCGTGTGCAACCGAAGTCTTTTGCAATGCTCTCCATACGGTCAAGAGATTGGTATCTGGTAATGGCTTCTTGCATTTGTACTTGGGTAAGGCGTTTACGTTTCATATATCCTCCTTAGTTATTAATAAAGTGTACCATAATGTTTACATAATGTCAATAGGTATAATAAATATATTTGTCCCTCCCTCATCTTCGGGAGTGAAAGGGGCTGGTGTCATACATGGATAGACAATCAAAACAGCCCCTTAATTTGGAGGATACATGCTTTGCGATGACTGTATAAACGTTATCATGCGTACCACACAGAACGGGACACAAGACCCTGTTACGGCGAGGGTGTGTTCTCTTGACGGGGCGCATATGACGTATCAGTTAAAAGAGTGCAGTAGGAAGAAAAAAATGGTTAAGGAGGAAGTACCTGTCCCTGATTATGCGTCCATTGATGTTTTAAAGAAAGCCAAACCAATAGTGACTATGGAAGAATTTGCTAATCCTCCTGTGAAGGAAATAAAAGATAACTTCCCTGGAACAAAAGGTTTCATTCCCCCTCGCAAGGAAGTTGCCAAGCGAGGTCGTCGTGGAACATAAACACGAATGGATTGTCACCTTTAAAGACGGTAGGGCGTATATCAAGTGTACCATATGCGGAGCCATGAAATTACATACGTTGGAGGAAGGGGATGCCCTGCGGAAAACGAAAACCAAAACCGAAAGGTAAGTAGATGAGCCTTAGTAAATTGATTGACCTAATAAGCAAATTAGTTTCGGCAAAATTCTATGGTGAACTTGTTATTAAGTTTGAATCAGGCAACATCGTTATTTGTAAGAAGACGGAGAGCATAAAAGGATGAGTTACTCTATTAAATCATTTAAGGAGGATTTATGAGAACAGAGAGGACAGAAGCAGGTATAAAAGAAGAATTAGTTTTTCGTTTTGGAAAGGAAACTGGTTTAAAAAAGGTGGATGTTTTTGGTTGGAAAATTCAAGACAAGCCAGGAGTTTTAATTGATATTCATAAAGATGAACTTAAAGTCAACTATGAATACCAGAGATCAGTAAATATTCAAAAAGTTAGAGAATATGCAAAAAATTGGTCATGGATTGCCTGTAATGTTATAAGCGTTGCGCATAGAGATGGCATTTGTTATGTGATGGATGGACAGCACCGTGTATTAGCTGCAAGAAAAAGAGCAGATATATCAACGCTTCCCTGCATTGTGTTTGAAAGTGATGATGTCATCGAGGAAGCAAAGGGTTTTTTGGCTATCAATACAAATAGAAAGCCTTTAAATACAAGAGCGAAGTTTAAAGCTATGGTTTGTTCAAACGATACTTCTGCTTTATTAATCCATAAGTTAATTTCTCAATCAGGAAGGATAATGAATGATACCTCGGATAATACTTCTATCCGTTGTATTGGATTGTTAACTAAATGGGCAAGAAGGAACCCTGTTCTTTTACAAAATATGTGGCCTTTGTTAACGGAATTACTGAATGGACATATTTTTCATGGACGAGTGGTGGCTGGATTATTAGAGTTACAAGATCGTCTTGATGATAAAGACAAACTATATGTGGGTAAATTAAAAGAACGAATCCTTAGCATTGGCTACGATATTTTACTGGCTGAAATAATGAAAGCATCTATTTTGGGTAATACTCACGGAAGTTCCGTTGAGTGGGCGAAAGCATTACTTGGCGCTATCAATAAAGGATTACGTAATAAGTTGAAAACTAAAAGAACATTATAGATTAATAACATAAGTTAAATCGGTATCAGAATAACTGGGCCGGATAGGAGAAATCCTGTTCCGGCCTTTTTTTATTGGAGAACATGGATAACACAGCACAACAGATACGAGATAACCTGCCTGAGATAATTGAGCAGATTAAGGCAGAGAATGAAGCTAACCGTATCTATTTCTATGCCGAGTCCCTTGAATTGCCGTGGGATGAAAAGACACAGTTACCTATAGGTAAAGAAGGTCGTCCCTGGAAGCTGATGATAGGGGATGAGGAAATTGTCTTTCCTTATGCTCACCTTCGACAGCGGCAGATGACGTACCCCTGGGAAAACCCTGAGATATTTTGGAGGTTCTTGAATGCCATATTCTACTGCGCCTTTGCGGGGAATCAGTTCGGAAAATCCGTATGGGAAACCGCTTGGGTTGTTATGGAGTGCCTTGGGATACATCCCCTGCAAAAGCTCACCTGGAAACGGGCTATTGAAATGTGTGGAAAGTCAGAAAGCGACCTTCCGGCAGGGGCGAAGCTCAACAAAACAATCCGTCCCAAACCTCCGCTTAGTTGGTGGGTAGTCTCTCCTGACCTGCCGTCAGAGTCCAATGTAAAGACGGAGGACGATACCGCCTTGGTCCAGACGTTTACCGAATGGACACCTAAGGACACCTACAACTTTCAGAGAAAAGCAAAAATTATGACTATCGGTGATTCCTCCGTGAAGTGGTTCGGACACGACCAGGAAGCCCGTAAACTGAAAGGCGCAAGGGTGGACGGTATAGCATGGGACGAAGAACCCCCCAAGTCGTTCTGGAATGAAGGCAGACCCCGTATCATCAAGAAGAAAGGCATCTTCCTCTTAGGCATGACCTCAGACTATGGATCATGGACAGGAGAGATAAGACGGCAGAAGAAAGACCCGTCCTATTTCATCGGTGAGTTTGATTCCCTTGAGAACCCCTTTATGCCAGAGGAACAGAGAAAGAAAGTCCTTGGTTCCATGAACGAGCAGGAACTCTACATGCGTAGGTTCGGTAAAGACATCTCCTTCAAGGGCAGGGTGTTTGAACCCTTCTCCTATGACATCCATGTAAAGAAACCTTACGAAGTATCGAATGGTAATGTTACTGCCGTCATCGTTGACTGGCATCCTGTCAAGCCCATTGTCGTTTCTTATATTCAGGTGAACCCTAACAATGTCTGGTACACATGGGCGGAGAACGTCATAGAAGACCACATAGTCGGTACGGTAGCTCAAGCGATACGGGCAACCCTTACAAAGCCAGGGTTTACCGTCCGTGTCAAGAAGTGGGTCATCGACAAGATAGCGCAGGTGGAGCAGATACAGGAAGGCGGGAACGTCCCGAAGTCCATCATACAGATGTTCCGTGGGTTCGGTATCTACTTTGAGATAGGTAATCCTTCTTTCGATTCTGCCCATACGTTCCTCTGCGACAAGATGAAGCACCGGGAATGGTACGTTGACCCCTCCTGCCAGCTTCACATAGAGCAGTTCGATACATGGGGGGCGAAACGGTATCAGAAGGGGAACCTTGAAGGTACGCTCCGTGACCAATTAGAAGTGGAAGGGAATGATACCTGTATTAACCACGTTTATGCGTACAACGCAAATCTTAAATACCTAGACGCTCTATGGGAAGAACAGGCAGATGCAGCTTACACACATCCACGGGCGAGCAGAAGTTCAAGACTCTACGGGAGAGCAGGTATATGACCGACAAACAGGCAGTTGCTATGGTTCAGGAACGATGGAACGTGGCAGACAGGGGGAGAGAGCAGTACGCAGAACAGGCGATAGAGAACGAGAAGTTGTATCGCGCCTATATTGACGAGACTTCTCATCCATATTTGTCAAATATTTGCCTTCCGTGGCCTTACATTATCGTGGAATCCTACCTCGGTAAGTGTATTCAGATGCTTGCCTCCATGCTTCCCTATGTCAGAGTGGTGGAAGAAGACGATGCGAGCCGTCAGAAAGCCAAGATTGTCGAGAAAGATGCGAATATGTGCCTGTATCTGCAAAAGTGGCCTATCCTTGCATACAAGCTCTACAAGCAGGCGTTCAAATATCCTTGCGGTTGGTTGGAAATTGACCCTTGGGGAACGGTAAATGGCAGAGAAATGCCTATTTTCAAGGTGCGGAACTGGTTTAACACATGGGTAAACCCGACAATCACCGAAATGGATGACCCCGATGCTTTTATTATCGCCATAGATTACGTTCCGGCATGGATATTAAAAGGATATGCCAACAATCCCAATTATAAGAACATAAACAAAATCCGTATCCATGAAGGGGAAATCTATACCAACGAAGAACAGACTGTCCGTTCATTTAAAACCATACCGAGCAGGGAAAACGACAAATATTCTGAGTTGGTCAAAGTAACCCGCTATTGGTCGTACCGTGATTTTATCGTTATGACAGGTGAAGGCAACATTATCCGTAATGATGGTGAAAATTTCCTCGGTTCTCTGCCGTTCAAGGCTATCACCCCTATTCCTTTAGATGACGAGTTCTACGGTATGTCCATTTTAGAGGAAGGCAAGGGGCTTTTCGATGAAATAAATGAGAACGAGAACCAGTTTAACGATGCTGTCAACCTTATGCTGAATCCTCAGTGGATTGTCAGCCGAGGGGCAGATGTCAAGAAGTCAACCATTATAGCCAAGTCAGGAGGTATTCTGTTCACGGACGATGTGAACGGTGTAACTCCTATGAAGGTGGATTGGAACATTCTTACGGCAGCATTACAGCGTAAATCTCGTATAGAGATGGATATTCAGAACTATTCCAATGCTTTTCCTCAAATGCGCGGTCAATCTGTAGCGGGTGGAAGCGATACCGCAACAGAATATGTCGGGATGAAACAGGCAGGGGAATTAAGGGCAGACACATACAACCTTCTCCTTTCCATGATGTCAGTGGAGGATATGGTCAGGGATATTGTCAAGTACAAGAAAATGTTTATGACCGACCCCAACGGGTTCTACTACTGGCCTGAAAGTCAGTCTATAACGGCAACGCCTGAAGACTACGAAGGAAATTTCACCTTCAAGGCTGTATCTCAGTACAAGGTGTCCAAAGAGATAGAACGGAAGCAGTTAATCGAGGCTATGACGCTGGTATTTGGCAATCAGGCATTTCTGCCGTTTGTCGTACCACGGGCAGACCAATGGTTAGGAAGGCTCCTTGACTACTTTGGCATCCGTGATACCGAGCAGTTATTCGCCAGCCCCGAAGAACAGCAGATGCAGCAGTTGATGATGATGCTGACAGGCGGTATGCAGGGTGGAGGTCAGCAGCCAGCGTTGGGTGAGCGTGAAATGCGTATGCCTGAAGGAAGCCCGAATCCTGCCCTGATGGGTGAAATAGGGGGTATGTTGGGCTAATGCCACGAAAGAAAGTCATAAAGACAGATGATGAATCAATCCGTGAAGTACGGAACATAGCGGAGGAATGGCGCAGTTGGGCTATTCTTGCTAATTCTGCTTCCGGCAAATTCTTCCTATCATGGCTTGATGTGGCGATAGACGAAACTCTGGACAATGAAGATAAGGCAGACATTTACAAAATGGATCCGCAGGCAAGAGAATATTTCTTTGCAAGCGTCCGTAGCAAGAGGCAGACGTTGAAGGCTATTAAGAACAAACTTGTTACGGCAGAAACAGAACGGCAAAGGTGGGCGCAAGAATTAAACAAACTTGTTCCCGAAAATACATAATAATACGAGGTGATTTATGGCAGATAGCTCTACAATGACATCTTCAGATATTCTGAAGGAAATCGAGGAGCAAACGAGTCAGTTGGTAGAAGGTGGTGTGCAGGAAGAAGTACAGGAAGAAGTCCTTGCACCCGTGGAGGAAGAGAGTCAGGAAACGGCAAGTGAAGAAACTCAGGAAACTTCCGAGCAGACAGAAGCGAAAGAAGAAACGAAAGAGGCTTCAGAAACCGAAGAACAGGCAGAACCTCCTTTGAGGATCAAGTACAAGGGGAAAGAGATTGATGTCCCTGCCGAGAAAATCAGGGAATACGTTCAGAAAGGGTATCGTGTCGAGGAAAAACTTCGTGAACTCAAGGAAAAGGAAGCCGAACTTACCTCTAAGGGGCAAGTTGGAGAAGTAGATTTTTCTAAGATTGACGAGGACTTTGTGGCAGAATTGCAGAAAAGTCCAGTAAGGACTTTGATGCAGTTTACCAAGACTATCCTTGAAACTACCGAAAAAGAACGCCTGCAACAGAGAAAATTTGACCGTACTTTTGAACGTGAAATATCTGCGTCCTTGCCCCATTGGGAGGCGATAAAGGACGGATACCACGAATATAAAGATGAAGGATACGATCATAAAACATCGGTTGCTATGGCTGAACGTGATTTCTTTGCCAACCTGTATCTTGAATCCAAACAGAAGGGCATAGACGAAGGAGTAAAAAAACAGACGTTGAAGCAGAAAGCGCAGATACCGTCTGGCAATAAAAAAGGTTCTACTCCTACCGAAATGCCTTCTATGAAAGACATCAAGAACATGACAAGCGACCAGATGGCACAAGCCCTTGGTCTGAAATTTACCAAGAACGCTGGATGGTAGCTGTCTTTAATAGGAGAGATTTACAATGGCAACAATGACCTCAGCAAATACCAAACTTGCATATCTCATTCCCGTTTACTACGAGAAGACTATGCTTGAGAGGATGAAACCTCAACTTATGTTCCATCAGTTCGGCGAGAAGAAAGAACTCCCTAAGAATGAAGGCCAGAGCGTTTACTGGCACAGATGGACTCCACTATCTTACGGCAGGCTTATTACTGAGTCTGCTGCCGGCGCGGGCAGAGGAATCTCTGCTGTCCGTGTGAGTGCATCCCTTTACATGATTGGCGACCATGCTGTTATATCAACCTACGTTGACATGGTTTCTATCAACAGCGTAGTGCAGGGCGCAATAGACTTGTTTGCTGATGCTTCCGCACTCAGCCTTGATTTTATGACCTCCAGACTTTTGCTCTGGAAACGGGCGAGCGCATCTGCACAGTTCCAGTGTTCGGCTGCAACCGGATACCTTGGTGACTACCCTGGATGCCTCTCTGCTGGTGCATACTTTAAGACTCTTTCCTCAACGACCTTGCAGGCTCCCGCATGGTCTATCAATGATCTATCAACCAGAAACCATAGCATCTCCGCACTCGCTGGCGGTACTTGCGGTACTGCATGGACACCAGATATCTTCAGGACAATCGCCCTGAAATTGAAGGTTCGCCACGCAAAACGGTTTGCTGACGGGTACTACAAATGTATCATGCATCCCGATATGGTGAACCAGTTAAGGGGTACGTCTGCATTCCGTGACTACACGAAGTATGTAGAGTCTGGAATGGCATCGTTTGAAAAAGGTACAGGTCGTCAGGGTCAGCCTGAACGTGGGTTTGAGGGTGTGATTGAGGGATTCAAAATTTATTCCTCGACTGAAGCCCCCTTGTTCTCCACTTCTGGTTTGTTCGGCGGTACTGCCAATGGTAACAGGGCTGCATTGTCAGCCTACGGTAACGGCAGACTATACTTCAACTTCTTCTTCGGACAGGGCGCATACGGTGTAACGGATTTCGACGGAGGCATCCGTACCTTCATCA